CGCCACCGCGCCCCGAAATTTCGCTAGAGCCAGCCTAAAAAGCGGGTTCCCAAAGCCTTACGGGGACAGGGTTTCTCAATAGCCCGGCGTTATTGCGACAAAGCAATAGGTGTGCAGCGAGTCTCACGAAACGTTTTTGATCGCAAAGGAGCCGCCGGTAGTTGCGCAACCGGTTGCGCACCCAGCGCTACCGTGGCCCAATCAGGGCCTGTCCCTCGTGAGACTGCAGACGCCGCATGACTTCTCTGACAATCCCGGCGATGGCCAAGCGCATCGAGCTCTGGCCCGTCGAGAAGCTGGTGCCGTACGAGCGCAACGCACGCACGCACTCTGAAGCGCAAATTGCGCAGCTGGCAGCGAGCATCGTCGAGTTCGGCTTCCTGAATCCGATCCTGGTGGACACCTCGGCCGGGATCTTGGCGGGCCATGGCCGGCTGGCCGCAGCGCAGCAGCTTGGCCTGGCGAAGGTGCCGGTGGTGGTGCTCGACCACCTGGATGAGCGGCAGCGCCGCGCCTACGTGCTGGCGGACAACAAGCTGGCGGAGAACGCGGGGTGGGACCTGGAGCTGCTGCGCCAGGAGATCAACGCGATGGAGATCGACCCGGCGGTGCTGGGCTTCGGGGAGGACGACCTGAAGCGACTGCATGACGGGCTGGAGCTCGAGGAGTTCGAGGGCATGGCGGAGGCCGGCACGGAGCGGGCGGAGCCTGAACACCAGCAGGGCCTGGGGCTGCCGGATGGCGACGACGAGGATGAGGCTGCAGACGCGACAGCGGAGAGCGGCGAAGTGGAAGAGCGGCACATCTTCAGCGTGAACCTGCTGTGGGATCACCGCGAGGTGGTGCTGGCTGCGGTGCGCGCGGCGAAGGATCGTCATGGGCTGGAAGGAACGCCCGAGGCGCTGGTGCAGATCTGCAGGGAGTGGCTGGATGAGCAAGACGCTGGAACTGATTGAGCTGGCCCATGGGTTGCTGCGCGACCTGCCGGATTGCCGGTTGTGGGGCGTGGACGACGGGGCCCTGGTGCTGGGTGAGGACGCGACGCATTTTGTGTTCTGCTGGCACGGTGCGCTGACGATTCGTCAGCAGGGGTGCTGGCCGCATGTGCTGACAGCGGGGATGTATGCGGCGGCCCCGGGCCGGGATGCTGCAGCTGCATGGCGTGATGGTGTCGCAGCCGCGGTTGCTGTGGGGCGATGCGCTGGTGCTGGCATGGATCGATGCGACGCCCGGGCAGAACCTGATGGCGGTGTGCAAGGCGACGCCGGGCACCACGGTGCTGATGCCCTGGCAGGATGCGAGAGGGTGCCGCCCACGTCCGTTTGTCCCCGGGTTCGATGATTGAGGTCGCCAGCATCCGATATGGCTGTGAGTGGGACGAGCGGGGGCACGTAAGAGCGTGGCCGATGCGAATCGAGTTCGGGCCCACGGGCGCTGAGGTAACGGTTGATCAGATGCTGGAGGGCCGCGGCCACACGGTGATGCTGACCGACCAGTTGGTTGAGCTGGTGAACGGGATGACGCCGCAGGAGACGCCGATTCAACTGGTGAGCCCGTCGCCGCCAGGTCTGGCGCGCAAGCTGATTGAGCGCGGTTTCTACGTCGAGTTGCTCCATCACTGATGCTGATCAAGCTGGCCGAGTATGCCGATCGCCATGGGGTGAGTCCTCAGGCAGTGCGAAAAGCGATCAACACGGGCCGTCTGCAGCGGAGTGTGCAACGCGAGGGGAAGCTCTACTGGATCGACCCGGAGGTGGCGGACATCGAGTGGGGGCGCAACACAGCGCCGGAGCAGCAGCGCAGCAAGGATGCGATCAAAGCGGGGAAGAGAGCAGCGCGCGGCGAGGGTGAGCCGCTGCCGCCGGTGGGCCCGCCGGTTGGAAAGGGCGGCGCCACCTATGCGAGCGCGAAGGCAGCGGCCGAAGGCTACAAGGCGATGCTGCTCAAGCTCGATTACGAGGAGCGGGCTGGGAAGCTGGTCGACAAGTCAACGGCTGAGCGTGGGTTCGCTGCTGCTGGGATGCAGGTGCGTGATGCGGTGATGCGGACGAGCCAGCAGATGGTGGGTGATATTGCATCAGCGGTGGGCGGGCTGAGCCAAGAGCAGCGCGCAGCGGTGATGCAGGTGATCGACCGCCATCATGTAAGGGCCCTCGAGGAGTTGGTGCGTGCAGCTGGCGTCAGCTGAAGAAACGCTGAAGGCGTTCTGGCGGACGCTGCGGCCCGACCCGCTGTTGACGGTGAGCGAGTGGGCGGATGCGCGGCGGATGTTGAGCAGCAAGGCGAGCAGCGAACACGGGCCCTGGCGGACGAGCCGCACGCCGTACCTGCGCAAGCCGATGAATGACCTGAGCGCGACGAGCACGGTGCAGGAGGTGGTGCTGGTGTTCGGGGCGCAGATGGGAAAGAGCGAGATGCTGAACAACTGGATGGGCTACGTGATGGACATCCAGCCCGGGCCAGCGCTGTTCGTGCAGCCGACGATCGACATGGCGAAGCGGTACTCGAAGATGAGGATCGCGCCGATGATCGAGGCGACGCCGAGCCTGCAGGAAAAGGTGAAGGCGCCGCGCGAGCGCGACTCGGGCAACACGCAGCTGATGAAGGAGTTCACCGGCGGCTTCCTGATCCTGGGCGGCGCCAATGCAGCGAGCGGGCTGGCGTCGATGCCGATCCGATTCCTGGGCGGCGACGAGATTGACCGCTGGCCTGCGGACGTTGATGAGGAAGGCAGCCCGCTGGCGATTGTGAGCGCGCGGACGCGGACGTTCGGCGTGCGGAAGAAGCAGGCGTGGACGTCGACGCCGACGTTGGCGGGGCGGAGTGCGGTCTGGGGGAAGTGGGAGCAGAGCAACCAGCAGCGGCTGCTGGTGCCCTGTCCGCACTGCGGGCACCGGCAGATGATCGAGTGGGATCGGATCCGGTACGACCCGAAGGACCCGGGCCTGCCGAACACGCTGCGGCAGCCGCCGGTGCTGATCTGCGAGGAGTGCGGCGAGGGGATCAGCGAGGACGCGAAGGCCTGGTGGTACGACCCGGATGTGTTCGACGACGAGTGGTGGGAGCCGCTGTTCCCGGAGCGTGAGATGCAGGGGTACCACTGCTCAGCGCTCTACAGCCCGCTGGGTTGGTTCAGCTGGACTGAAGCGGCGGTGGGCTACGAGAAGGCGAAGGACAACCCGGCGGAGCTGAAGCCCTGGACCAACACCGTGCTGGCGGAATGCTGGAACGACGACGGCGAAGCGCCGGATTGGGAGGCGCTTTACAACCGCCGGGAGCTCTATGAACTGGGCACGGTGCCGGACGGGGTGGTGTTCATCACCTGCGGAGCGGACGTGCAGATGGATCGCATCGAGCTGGAGGTGGTGGGCTGGGGTCCTGGGATGGAGAGCTGGAGCCTGGACTACCAGGTGCTGGCGGGCGACACGGCGCAACCGGCGGTGTGGCGCGAGCTGACCAAGTTCGTGAAGAGCGAGTTCGGCCGCGGCGATGGGCAGCGGCTGCCGATCCGGATGACGGCCATCGACTCGAACTTCAGGAGCCAGGAGGTCTACCGGTGGGTGCGCAGCCAGGCCGGCAACCGGGTGATCGCGGTCCGTGGTGTCGAAAGCCAGATGGCAATCATCGGCACACCAAGCAAGGCGGAGGTGCTGCGCAACGGCAAGCCGCTGCGTGGCGGCGTGAATATCTGGGGGGTGGGCACCAGCACGGCGAAAGGCGAGCTGTACGGCTGGCTGCGACGGGGCCTGCCCGAGGAGGGTGAGCTGCTGCCGCACGGCTGGTGCCACTTCCCGCAGCACGGAGAGGAGTATTTCAGGATGCTGTGCGCTGAGCGGCTGACGAACACGATCGACCGGCGGGGGTACACGAAGTTCGAGTGGATCAAGACCCGGCCGCGCAACGAGGCCCTCGATTGCAGGGTGTATGCCCGAGCGGTCGCGGCCCTGGTTGGCGCGGACCGGTGGAGCGATGACCGGTGGGATGAGGAGCGCAATGGCGGTGTGGAGCGTGTGGAGCAACGGCCGGCGCCAGTTCAGCAGGAAGAGGAGGCGCGGCCGGCCAGCTCCGGGAGCAGCTTCTGGGACTGAGTAGCATGGCGGCGAGGAGGTGGCCCGGATGAGCACATTCACGCAGGCGCATCTGGCGGCCATCGAGGAAGCGATCGCCGGCGGTTACCTTGAGGTGCGCTACGACGACAAGGTGGTGCGGTACCAGTCGATGAACGAGCTGTTCAGGGCGCGCAACCTCATCGCCAGCAAGCTGGCGGCGGCCACTGCCCCGGTGGTGCGGATCGACTACCCGGCCGTGGTGCGGGATTACGAATGAATCCACTCGAGCAGCTGCTGGCCGTTATCTCGCCCAGGGCGGCGTTACGGCGGCAGGCGGCGCGCATCCAGCTGGATCAGATGCGGCGGTACGACGCCGCGGCCCGGGGCCGGCGGACAGACAACTGGGTGACGCAGGGGAGCAGCGCTGATGCTGCGAGTGCGCGTGGGTTTGGGATCCAGCGCGACCGCGCGCGGGACCTGGTGCGCAACAACCCCTATGCGCGGAAGGCGGTCGAGTCGTGGGTGAGCAACCTGATCGGCGCGGGGTGGAGCTTCAAGGCGAAGCAGAGCCGGCGCAATGGACGGCAGGGCGAGCGGGTGACGGAGGTGATGCGCGGGTGGATGGCGGACCCGGTGCAGTGCGACTACCACGGGCTGCTGAACTTCGACGGCCTGATGGCGCAAGCAGTGCGCACGTGGAAGGAGTCGGGCGAGGTGCTGATCCGCGCGCGGACGCCGAGCGCGGCGACCATGCGCCGGCTGGGGCTGACGGTGCCGCTGCAACTGCAGCTGATGGAGGGCGACTTCATCGACGAGACCCACGACACGCCTGGCGTGACTGGGGAGGGATGGACGAAGCGCGGGATCGTCTACGACGCCGAGGGCCGGCGCGAGAGCTTCTGGATCTACAACTACCACCCGGGCGAGTCTGCGGTGCAGGCGACCAGCATCGTGAGCAACACGGTGCCGGCGGAGCAGATCATCCACCTGTTCACGCCAGAGCGTCCTGGGATGACGCGAGGCGTGAGCTGCCTGGCGCCGGTGATGGTGCGGCTGAAGGACCTGGGCGATCTGCTCGACGCGCGGCTGATGAAGGAGAAGGTGGCGGCCTGCCTGGCCGCTGCGGTGGTGGATCTGGATGGCACGAGCGAACAGAAGTCGACGATCGGCGATCGGATCGAACCGGGCGGGATTGTGCGGCTGGGGCCTGGCCAGGACATCAGGACGATCAACCCGCCGGCAGCGGGCGAGATCGACCGGGTGATCAAGACCTACCTGCTGGAGATCGCGGCGGGGATCGGCATTACCTACGAGGAGCTGACGGGGGATTACTCGGGCGGCAGCTTCACGCAGGGGCGGATGGGATGGATCGGCTTCCAGCGGCGGCTGATGAGCGACACCTGGCAGGTGCTGGCGCCGATGGTGTTCGACCGAATCTGGGGCTGGTGGGGCACGCGGGCCAGCTCGGTGGGAATCGCCACCGATGGGCTGAGCGCGGATTGGACGCCGCCGCGTCGTGAGCTCTACGACCCGCAGAGCGAGACAAGCAGCACGATCTCGCGCGTGCGCGCGGGCCTGCTGCCGCCGCAGGAAGCGATCCGCGCTGATGGCTACGAACCGGATGAGGTGGTGCGCCAGATCGAGGAATGGAACCAGCAGCTGGATGCAGCTGGAATCGTGCTCGACACTGATCCGCGGAAGGTGAGCGCTGCTGGCCTGACGCAGGTGAGGCCGCTGGGCTCGACGATGCCGCCGACGGGTGAACCGCCGGCGGAGGCCGAACAACCACCAGCGCCAGCAGCGCCGAGAACCCCTGCTGCTGGCTGACCCTAGAATCGAGAAGCCATAGGAGCCGACATGAGCGAAGGTCTGCTACAGACCAGGGCGATGTTCGCCCCGGAGACGATCAACGTCGAAGAGCGAACCGTTGAACTGGTGTGGAGCACCGGCGCCCAGGTGCGTCGTGCGAGCTGGGCTCGCGGCGACTACATCGAGGAGCTGAGCATGGCGCCTGGCGCTGTGCGGATGGAGCGACTGAACAAGGGAGCTCCGCTGCTCGATGCGCACGACTCCTATTCGCTGCGCAGCCAGATCGGTGTGGTGCAGCGAGCATGGCTGGACGGGAACGAGGGCCGCGCCCTGGTGAAGTTCAGCCGGCGGGATGAAGTCGAGAGCGTCTTCCAGGATGTGATCGACGGCATCTACCGCAACGTGTCTGTGGGCTACAAGGTCCACAAGACGGAGCGTGATGAGACCGGCGCAGTGCCGGTTGAGCGCGCAGTGGACTGGGAGCCGTATGAGCTCTCGCTGGTCCCGATCCCGGCTGATGCCGGGGCCCAGGTGCGCTCCGAGGAGCCGCCTGCAACCCAACCTTCCGAAAAGGAACGATCCATGACCCTTCCCGCGAATGGGGTGCAGGCTCCCGAGCCCACCCAGGAGAACGAAACCCGGGCCGCTGCGCCTGTCGCGCCTGCTGCTGCGCCTGCCGCCCCTGTGGTGGATGCAGAGGCTGTGCGCGCCGACGAGCGCCGCCGCGCCGCCGGCATCCTCGATGCCGCCCGCAAGCTGCAGGTGGGCGAGGACATGGCGCACAAGCTGATCGCTGACGGTGTGTCGCTCGACGAGGCCCGCATGCAGCTGATCGACGCCCGCGCCACCGAGGAGCGCCAGACCCCTGGCCAGACCCGCATGGAGGTGCGTGAAGACCACGGCGAGAAGCGCGCCGCCGCGAAGCTCGACTACCTGAAGGTCCGCGCCGGCCTGGCCAGCCTGGACGATGCGCCGGCCGCCCGCGAGTATCGGGGCAGCACCCTGCTCGACATGGCCCGCGAATCCCTGGAGCTGGCCGGCGTCAGCCATCGCGGGATGGACAAGAGCGAGATCGCCGTGCGTGCCATGCACAGCACCAGCGACTTCCCGCTGCTGATGGCCAGCATCCAGCGCGTGACGCTGAAGGCGGCCTATGCCGAAGAGGTGCAGACCTGGCGGCCGCTGGCGGAGCAGCGGAACCTGCCCGACTTCCGCGAGATGAAGGAGATCGAGGTGGGCGGCCAGATGCTGCCTGAGGAGATCCGCGAGGGCGGGGAGTACAAGGCGGGGACGCTGCAGGAGCAACAGGGCAGCTGGTTCCTGAGCGAGTACGGGAAGAAGCTGGTGATCGGCCGCCGGCTGATCATCAACGACAACCTGGGCTACATCACCCGCGCTGTGCAGGTGCTGGCCCGTGGCGTCTCGGTGTTCGAGGCGAACCAGATGTGGGGGCTGATCACTGGCAACGCCAAGTGCATGAGCGACGGCCAGGCCCTGTTCCACGCCAGCCACAACAACAC